AAATATTTACCTCCTATATCAACCAAGGATAAAGAACAAATATGGAATATTCTTTCATCTCGCAGACCAAGTGATCTTGCTGAAATAAATCCATACGCTGTATTGGCTGAAAAACTGATTAATGAAGTTGCAAATGAAATATTGAATGAAGGCGGATGGAGAAATCCAGAGACACAAGAATGGGAAGTTACACCAAAGATGGTGGCAAAGATCGTGGAAGACACTAACAAATTTTTGAATGATTTCAATGCATGGTCTGGATTATCCAAGTTGTCAACCAAAGGTCCGACAGGAAGTGGAAAATATTACAAGAACGACTTGAATGATCCAAGTATAACTTATGGAGATATTGATATTCAACTTGTATTGCCGGTTGAAAGCAATGAAAGAAAAAATCAATTAGAAGCCAATAAAATTTTTGGAGACAAGATCCGTGAGTTCATAAAGACCAAAAAACCAAGCTATATTCACGACGCAACAAATGATCCAGATTTTGGAATTGGATACTTGATATTCAATGTGGATGGTAAAAAAGTTCAAGTTGATCTTGTACTATCATATACTGTTTCAGCTGATTGGACGAGTGTAAGAACAACGCCAGAAAAAGGATTGAAGGGATTTGTCACAGGAATGATGTTAAGTGCATTGAGTGACACATTGAATGTTGTTCTTGGGTCAAGCACCAATCCGTATATCAACACTGTTGATGGAAAGGTTGTATCATCCTCAATCAAGAAAGATGCTGTGCAAAAATTCCTAAAGCCAAATGAAGTATTTGCCGAGATTGTACGATTTTATGGTGAAATGGCGGACATTGAAAACCCAGACTTATCTTTATTGGTTGGTTATATGGGCCTTGATGCCAACGACCCTTCATTAAAAAAGAAATGCCAAACCGTGGTTGCTTTGGCAAATACACTTGAAAAGAATGGAATATTTGACGCTGGAGTCATAACCTCCAAGGATGGTATAACAATCAAAAGCAGAAAACAATTTGTTGATCGCGTAAGAACCACATACATCGATATGATGCAGCGAGCAAAAACAGCCAAAAAACTTGAAAAAGCACAAACACCAAGCGCCATGAGAACAATAGAAAAAATAAAAAATCATGCTGATCTGGGAATACAGATGGCAAACGAACTTATTAAAGAACATTATACACTTCTGATGGAATCTGGTAAATCCATAGCCGCCGTGGACCCAAAAACGCCAAAGATGGTAAATGGTCAGCCAGCACAGGCAACAACCAAATTAAGAATTGTTGATCCGCAGGGCAAGGATGTGCATTCAGCAGTGTCAAAGGACATCAAGGAACTTGTGTATGTATTGAATGCCAAGGTCGGTTTTTGGAAAAAGAATAATCCGTACATTGAAAATGGATTTATATTCAATGGTAGTTCACAATTTCTAATGGATCCAAACAAGTTTGGTGTGTTGAGCAAATACAAAGATTCTTTTGGTGACATAGATGTTATCATTCCAAAATCAAAATTGGATGCTTTGACATCATTTTTGGACAGCATTGATGACAATAAAGCTGATTGGAATCCGACAACTCAAAACAGATTGTCTAGTAAGTTTTATTATGTTGGACGCACGAAGAGTTATGCATCCATTCCAGATCAACTTGTAACACTTTGGTATTATGATCCAATGAAGCAAGTTGTTCAAGTGGACTTTGAAGGTGATGAAATGTTTCTTGATCCGCAAGGATATGAAAAGCCAAGCGAGTGGACAAAATTCAGCAAAGATTCTCCGTGGGAAGATTTGACCGTAGGTATCAAGGGATTGGCTGGGGCATTAATGCTTCGCTCATTAGCAAGAGCAACAACAGTATTACCAAATGCAGTTGTGTTGACGCCGGGCGCAGTCAAGAAAGTTCAGTCTGGTGCAGTCAAGGAACTTACCGATAAGGAAGTTACTAAAGCAGCACAGCACAGTATTCCATCTGCATACACATTAAATACTGGCGGTGGTGGTACTGGTATACGTAAGGCATACGAATTAGTAAAGACAATGCCATATAATGGGAAGATGGTTGATGCATATAGATTTGTGGAAGCCAAAGAAACAAAACCAGAAGACAGAATCACGGATGTTGGCAGAATATTTGAAATATTGTTCAAAAAGAAAGCATCGCCTGAAGAAAGAGCTGAATTTCGCAGCTATCAGGGACTGTTAAGACTAATGAAGAAATATTTGGACAAGAAAACCATCGACATTGCTATGAATAGATTCACGGAAGTTTTGGCTGGCGAAGGTTTAAATCCAAAGGAATATGCTTCTGTGCAAAAGGCTACGAAAGATATTCTTGGATTGTCTATATAATAAAATACGCGGCAACCTATTATGAACTTTGCCGCATATATATCTTAAAGGTTTTATAATATGAAGAAAAATATAGATATTGTCAGAGATTATTTGAACGGTGAACGCCCTGTGATACAGGTTGGATATCGTGGTGATATGGACAAATATATCATCAGAAAAGTTGGAGAACGTTGGACTGATTCCAGTGGAAAAGAATGGGAACAAAAAGATTATGGACCCGTTGCCGTGACGAGAGTTTCGGATATTATCCGCGAGGAAATGAATGATAAATGTGTATGTTGTAAGAAAGAAATAAGATGGGGAACAAGACAAGATCGTAAAATGTATTATCGTACAAAGAAATGTTTGGATTGTGTTGTGGAAGAAGAAACTCAATTAAAAATCAAAGGAAAATACAAATTGTACGAAACCAAGAAACTGCTTGAGAATGAACTATCGTATTTAAATGATATTCGACAGAAGCTAAAAGAGAGCAAGGATTATCTTGAAAGTGAAGATTCAAAGACCCTTACATGGGCAAATTCAACAGGTATGGTTGAAGAATGGAGTAATGAAGCAAGAGGAGAATTACTTGAAAACGTCAAAAAAGATTTTGTGACTTGTTTGAAAAAAATAAAAGCGGCTGAAAAGGAGTTGAAGAAAGTAGATGGAGAAATTAGCAAAGTTCTTACCCCAAGCTGATGTAATTGATGCATTGGCTCATAGGGTGAAATCAAGATTTTCATCGTCCGATGGGAAATGTGAATACATGGCCCAAGAACTTGTAAAGGAACTAAGAAGCAGAGGAATAAGAGCGGAGCATGTGATGGGGATATTCACATTGGATGAACCGGGAGCATGGAAATATAGATCGGATGAAGATGAAAATTTGGATGAATATCAAGTCAATCACGATTGGGTAAATGTTGAAGGAAAAATATTGGATATATCAGCGGACCAATTCAAGAAATATGTTTATGTGAACATACCTGATGTGGTGTATATAAGTTACTCTGATCCATTATACAGATATTACGAGGAACTTGGACATGTCTGAGGGTAAGACTAAAAATCTCAAAGATGTAATCAGAGAAGAATACATCAAGTGCGCCAAAGATCCAATATACTTCATGAAGAAGTATGTGAAAATCCAACATCCTACACGCGGCACTTTGCCATTTATCACATACCCATTTCAGGATAAAGCATTGGAAAACTTTGTTCATCATAACCAAAATATTATTCTTAAAAGCCGCCAAATGGGAATTACAACATTGGTAGCGGGATATAGCATATGGTTGATGACGTTTCATAATGACAAACAGATACTTTGCTTGAGTATTACACAAGAAACATCCAAGGCAATTGTAACCAAAGTAAGATTTGCAAACGATAATTTACCAAGTTGGTTGAAAGTACCAGCAGTTGAAGATAACAGACTATCACTGAAACTAAAGAATGGATCCGAAATTAAAGCAGCAAGTAGTGCTGGTACATCTGGTCGTTCAAGTGCATTGTCATTGCTCGTAGTAGACGAAGCTGCGTTTATTGATAACATAGAAGAAATTTGGTTATCATCCCAATACACATTATCAACGGGTGGTAAAGCAATTATCCTATCAACTCCGAATGGCGTAGGTAATTGGTTCCATAAGATGTGGACAGAATCCGAGGAAGGATTGAACAGTATGAATAGAATCAGTCTTCCTTGGCATCTTCATCCAGAGCGAGATCAAAAATGGAGAGATGAACAAACCAAACTCTCTGGAGAAAGAGGAGCCGCCCAAGAATGTGATTGTGAATTCAGCACATCTGGTAACACTGTAATTGAAATTCCAATACTTGAATGGTACAGCAAGAATCAAGTAACAGAACCAATTGAAAAACGGGGAATGGATAGAGGCTATTGGATATTTAAATATCCAGAAGCTGGAAAATCATATATGGTGAGCGCCGACGTAGCCCGTGGTGATGCATCAGATTATAGCGCCGCTCAAATATTAGATATTGAAACAATGGAGCAAGTGGCAGAATATAAAGGAAAATTGCCAACCAAAGAATATGCTCGTGCGCTAATCACAATGGCAACAGAATACAATAATGCACTGCTTGTGATAGAAAACGCAAATGTTGGTTGGGCAGTCATACAGGAAGTATTGGACAACAGTTATCCAAATTTGTTTTATAGTTCATCGGATCTTCAATATGTTGATGTCGAAAATCAAATGACCAACAAGATAAATGCGCAAGAAAAGAAGATGACTCCGGGGTTCACCACTTCAAACAAGTCTAAGCCTCTTCTAATATCAAAGCTTGAAAGCTATTTCAGAAATAAGGAAGTTATTATTCATAGTAAAAGATTGGTTGAAGAATTACAAGTGTTTATATGGAAGAGTGGTGCTGTGTCATCAAAGGCAGAAGCAATGGATGGATATAATGATGACCTTGTTATGTCTTTGGGAATTGGACTTTGGATAAGAGATGTCGCGCTAAGATTAAGAAAAGACTCAGAAACTATAACAAGAACCATACTTGATAGAATAGGGTCTACTTCAAATGACCAAGTAAAAGGCAACATGCAATCCTTGTATAGAAATACAAATCCATTTGGAACGCAGCCAAACCCGTGGCAAATGAAGGTTGGTGGTCATGGCTCAAGTCAGCAACCAATCGACTTAACATGGTTATTAAAATGATTATCTTATAAAAATATAACGAGTATATATTTATACTTTAGGCGCTCATATATATACAATACTTATGGCTGATCAAAAAGACTTATTTAGTAGACTGAAAAAGATGTTCTCTACGGACGTTATTGTTCGTAATGTGGGCGGAAAGAAAATCAAAGTTGTAGACACAGATGAAATACAATACGCAACAGACAGAAATAGTTTGCGCGACCGTTTTAATCGCTTAAGAAGTTCAACATATAATCTTCATAATCGCGATTTGAGCATGGCATATCAGTCAAGCCGTCTTGAGTTATTCAGAGATTATGATGTAATGGACATGGATCCTATCATTGCATCTGCATTGGATATTTATAGCGATGAATGCCTTGTACCAAGTGAGTTTGGTAATGTTCTTACTATTCGATCCAAGAATGAAAATATCAAGCGCATTCTTCATAATTTGTTTTATGACATAATGAATGTTGAGTTCAACATGTGGAGTTGGACTCGTAACATGTGCAAATATGGAGATTTCTTTTTGCGCATGGAAATATCTCCCGAGTATGGTGTGTATCTTGTTCATCCAATCAGTCCATATGAAATCACACGCATAGAAGGTAGTGATCCAAAGAACATCAATTATGTAAAATACCAACATGATGGTGTTGGCGGCGGAATGGAATATGAAAATTTTGAAATCGCACACTTTAGACTTTTGAGCGACAGCAATTTTCTTCCATATGGAAAATCGATGGTTGAACCAGCACGCCGTGTATGGAAGCAATTGAGCTTAATGGAAGATGCCATGCTTATTCATCGTATCATGCGTGCACCAGAAAAGAGAATATTCTCAATTGACGTTGGCAATATTCCTCCTGCTGATATTGACACGGCGATGCAAAAAATCATCAGCCAAGTCAAGAAAGTTCCATACATTGATGAGAAAACAGGAGATTATAATCTAAGATTCAATCTTAACAACATGATTGAAGACTTTTATCTGCCTGTTCGTGGCAGTGACAGTGGAACAAAGATCGATACGTTGCCGGGAATGGAATTCACTGGTATTGATGATCTTGAGTATATTAGAAACAAAATGATGGCCGCACTCAAGATTCCAAAGGCGTTTCTTGGATATGAAGAAGGATTAAGTGGCAAAGCGACACTTGCGGCGGAAGATGTAAGATTTGCTCGTACTATTGGGCGCATTCAGCGCATTCTTATTTCCGAATTAACCAAAATTGCAATTGTTCATTTGTATGTTCAAGGATATCAAGATGCATCTCTTGTTGACTTTGAATTGGAACTAAGTAATCCAAGCACAATCTTTGAACAAGAAAAATTGGAAATTTGGCAAAATAAAATCAATCTTGCATCGGATATGAAAGATAGCAATATGTTTAGCAAGACATGGATGTATAACAATATATTCAATATGTCAGATGTTGACATTGAAACATTGCAGAATGAGGTTGTTGGTGATAAAAAAGAAGAATGGAGACTGCAACAAATTACTGATGAGGGCAGCGATCCTGCGTTTGCAACTGGTGGAGGTGAAGGTGCTACTGGTGGAGGTGGTGCAGCACCTGAACTTGGTGGCGGTGAAGGCGGTGGGGCGGAGGCTGGTGGAGAAGCTGGTGGATTGCCTCCGCTTGAAGAAGAACAAAAAGCCGACGAAGCCATTATTGACGAAGAAACAAGAAAAGATCGTGAACGTGGAAATCGCGATCAAACAGGAAACAAGGAAAAATATACATCTTCGCACACCAAAAACTTTGGGGAAGATCCTCTTGGTAACAAAGAAAACAAAGAAAAATCAAAAACAGAACGCAGAACTCGTCATATATACAGAAGCTCTGGATTGTCTTTAGAAGAAGATTTGAAGAATATAAAAAACTCCTTGAAAAGCAAGCATGTTAATAAACAAAGAAAGGTAATTGTAGAAGGAAAATCCATATTAGATGAATCCAATATCATTGAAGAGGATAAACCTCTCTAAAATTGGGGTTTTTATCAACCATGCTCATATTTATAAATAATAAAATTGTATGAAGAAGCTGAAACACTCTAAGTATAAGAATGCAGGTATATTATTCGAATTGTTGGTGCGTCAAGTTACTGCCGACATTCTTAACGGCCAAGAGGACTCTAAAGCAAATGGAATTCTTCGTAAGTATTTCAGCGAGTCAACAGAACTTGGTAGAGAAAATAGATT